CCCGGCTGCGCCAGAGCCAGCCGGCGTACATGACCACGAGGTCGCGGTCCTGCACGGTGTCCTCGAGCGCGATGCCCAGATCCGTCAGGGCTGCCTGCGCTTCGTCCAGACGGTCAGCCAGGCGTTCGTCGAAGCGCTCCGAGGTGATCCCGAGATCAGTTTTTAAAGCAGTCATCAGAAGCGTCGCGTCCATGTTGTCCTCCCGTCAATGCTAATGTTTAATCACTTCCGCCCGGCCGGTTCCGGGTCCGGTAGAGCTCCTCGTCGAACAGGGCCGTTCCGGCGTGCCCGAGCTTTATAGAGCTGTCGCACCAGATTTTCCCGTTCGCGTATCCCCGCACCCTCCGGCAGAAGCTGAAGTCCTCGCCGAAGCCCTGGGCGGGGAAGAAGGGCGGGCCGTACAGATCCCGGACGCGCCGCAGCAGCGCTGTCGTCATCAGCACCGCGCCGAAGCCGCAGCCGGCAACCTCGAACAGGCTGTCCCGTTCGTAGTCGTCGAAGTTCTCGGCGACCGGCCGGAAGCCGTGCCCGCTGCCGTCCGGATCCAGCCGAAGATCCTTGAAGATCATCGGCCGGATCGGGGCCTTTCGTCCGAAATACAGACCCGTGACCATTTCCCTCCCGAGGTCCAGGTGCTCCGAGAGCCGGATCAGCAGGTTTTTATCGAAAACCATGTCGCTGTCGAGCCAGAGCACCCGGTCGAAGTCCTCCCGGATGGCGATGTCCGCCAGCGTGTTCCGCGCTTCGTAAATAAGCGAGCACTGGCAGGTCGTCCACTGGATCCCGTCACCGAGCTGCGTCATGCCGATGCAGCTGCGGAAGAAGTCCGTGTGCACCATGTCCATGCATGGCACTGCGATCATTGTCCTCATGTGGTCTCCTTTCGGGATCGTGGTTTATGCCGGTCAGGCGCTGGTGACGGTGACCGTGCAGGTGGCGGTCTGGCCGCCGGCGGCTGCGGTGATCACGCTGGTGCCGGAAGCGACGCCGGTGACGATGCCGTTGTCGTCGATCGTGGCCTTGGCCGTGGTGGCGCTGGTCCAGGTGATGGCAGCCTCAAGGCCGAGAGGCATGACGGCCGCATTCATCTGCAGCTTCTGGCCTGCCGCAACGGTGGCGGCTGCCGGGAGCACGATGCCGCTGACGGTATTCGCGCCGTCGGCTGCGAAGGTCATGCTGTCGGCCGGGTCGGTGTTCGCGATGTTCACCGCGACGAAGGCCTCGGCGATCGCCGGCTGGCCGTCATAGCGTGCGGTGGCCTTGACCACGGTCTGATCCTGCAGGAAGCGGACCTCGTCGCTGCTGGCGATCTTGATGCCGGCGCGCTCTGCCAGGGTGTAGAGATCGAAGTAACCGAAGATGATGTCGTTGTCGGCCATGTCGTCAAAGATCTCGACGGCGCCGCCGAAGACGGGCATCGTGCGGCCCATAGCGGTGACAAGGGCGCCGGAGGCGTTGAAGCTAAGAGCCTTGGCCACGAGGGTCATGTAGGTCGCTTCGTTCATAAACCAGGTGATGCTGCCGTTGGAATATTTGTGCTTGGCGTAGCCGATGTTGGCGGCCAGCGCCTGGAAGAACGCCGCACCGGTGAGGGCGCTGCCGTCGAACTTCCTGATGTTGCTGGTGTGCAGGTCGGTCCAGGGACGCGCGGTGGCAGGGTAGCCGGCGGGCTGGCTCGTCTGGGCGAGTCTGGTGACGACGCCGAGGGGCATCCCGTTGCCGGTGCCGTACAGGCCGGCCTTGTCGACGGCCTTGGCGATGGCCTTGCCGGCGGCGAGGATGACTTCAGCCAGCAGGTTGAGGTCGCTGTCCTCAAGGTTGGCGTTGCAGATGGCAATGAAGCCGCCCACTTTGTAGCAGTCCATCGTGAGACCGTAGAAGCCGAGGGTGAGCTCGTTGAGCACGCCGCAGCAGTCGGTCCAGACGGCCTCGGGGGTGCCTCCGCCGATGACCTGGCGGGCCTCGCCGGCGACGCTGATCACGTTCGCGTGCTTGGCGAAGATGCTCGCCTCGTCGGCGACTTCGCGGATGTAGCCGGCCAGCACTTCGGGGACGGTCAGGCCGACGTTGGTGATAGCGCGCTTGTGGGCGATGTGGTCGCGGACGTTGGCGACGAAGGACCGGACGTCCTCACGGCTGACCAGCGCCTCGCGCTGTTCGATGCTCAGGTTGCGGAAAATCTTAGCTCTGGTGATCATGGTGGTGTTCCCCCTTTTCTCAGTTTCTGCCGGAGCAGCTGCGGCTGCCGGCGGTGTGGTGTTCTGGCGGGCCTCCTCGGCTGCGAGGGCGGTCCGCAGGTTGTCGATCTCTGCCTCGACGGCGGCGATGCTGTCATTGTGGGCGCTGCGCTCCTGCTCGAAGGACAGAACCTCCTCATCCAGCGCGCTGCGCTCTTCCTGGGTGCTCTCGGCGGTCAGTTCGTTGGCTGCCGCTTCAAGCTCGGCCTCTCTGGTGTCCAGTTCCGCGGACTTGGCGCGGAGCTTTTCCAGTTCGGCCTCCTGCAGTTCGATCTTCTTACGAAGTACGAGTGCTTTAAGTGCCATGGTGTAACCTCCTGAAAAAGTTTTCTTTCCAGGCTGCGAACTCTCGCTCCTGGATCTCCGCGCGCTGAGCGCTGCGGGCCTGTACGTTCGTCGATTCATAGGCGGGGAAGGTGCAGACGCTGACCTCGTAGAGCTTCACGTCCCGGATCGTCCAGTGGACGCTGCCGTCCTCACGGACGTCGGTGTCCTCCTTCAGGATCTGGAAGCCGAAGCTGCACTGGCTCACGTCTCCGCGCTTGACGCGCTCGTAGGTGTTGACGGCGTCCGAGTCCTTCGGGTTGATGATTACGTCTCCCCAGAGACCGATGTCGTCCTCTCTGAGCTTCAGCGTGCCCGCTGTGGTGCGTCCGAGCACCAGGGTAGTGTCGTGGTTCGTCAGGGCTCTCACGTCGCCGCTGAGGCTGCTGAGGAAGGCGCCCGGCGCCACGCTTTCGCTCATCCCCATGCCTATGTCATAGTTCGAGTTGAAAACGGAAAAGTAGCCGCTGATCACCAGCTGGCCGTTTTCGTCCTCCCTGGTCTCGAACTGTGTCGGGACGCTGCGGACCTGCCGCAGGGCGTCTCGCTGTTCCATGGGTTTGTCTTTCATGCTGTGTTTCCTCCATCCTCCGGAATGTTCCGGAGCTTGCACCGGCCTGCGCCGTCGGTAAGCGCCCACCAGCCCTTGCACCGTTTGAAGTACTGGTACCCGCACATCGTCCTGCCGTTTGTTCCGGCAGCCGTGCACAGGATCTTCATGTCGGCGGAGTAGCGGGCAAGCGGGCAGGAAAGCGTCGGCCGTCTCATTTGTCCCCGCCTCCGTCCTTCAGCTTCTTCTGCTGGCCGGCCATGTCCCAGGGGATGTAATTCTCCAGGACTCGGTACTCTTTCAGGCCGGCCGGCGGCAGGTGCATTTTGGTGCGCCATTCATCGCCGGAAACGAAGCCGCGGTCAGATCCCGCCAGCAGCACATCGCTGAGGCTCGCAAGGTCGTAATCCATCAGGCTCCAGTAATTGAGCCGGATGTACCACCGGGGGTTGATGATCAGGCAGCGTGTCATTTCCTGCTGGATGGTCTCGGCGATGGCCCGGACTTTGGTCTGAACAAAGTTGTTGTATTCGTCCCGTTTAAACTCGCCGACGCCCAGCAGGAAGGCCGGAACGCCGAGAACCGCGGCGACTGTCTTTTTGTCCATCGTCACCGAGTCGCTGATTGCCAGATCCGAGAGCGTCAGCGGCTTGATCTGCTCCACGGAGAACTCCTCCGCGGGGATCACCCAGGGCGCGCCCGGCTGCTGCGGCTTGATGTAGCTGTCGATCAGCTTCTGCCGTCCTTCCGGCGTGGAGAACTCATCGCTCAGGGCGTCAACCTTGACGATGATGGACGGCTTCCATTCCGAGCTCATGAAGGCGTTTTTCGTTTTCTGGGCCTGCCGGAGGTTCTGGGCGATCTCCTTCAGGGTGACCGTGGTGCCCTGGCCCATCCACATGTAGCGCGGATCCGGATTGTAGACGAAGTGCATCAGCTCTTCCGGGTTGTGCGGGATCCCGTCGATCAGCACCCGGTATTCCCGGAAGCTGCCGGGCACCGGGCTGAAGCTGACCCGGCTGGCCGTGATCGGCTCCATGGCCTCCAGATACCCGTCGCGAGTGTGAGGGACACAGATGGCATTGCCTTTGCCGTAGAGCAGCAGGTTCATCACGTTGACCTGGATCCAGTGGCTGCGGTTCATGTTGCCGTTCGGCGTGATGTCCAGCGCCCGGGAGAGTTCGTTTTCGACCCGTTTGTCTCCGTCTTCGGTGTTCTCGTAGATATGGATCGGCATGGAGCTGACCAGCTCCGCAATCCGCAGGCAGCCGGTCTGGATCTCCGGGTTGTCACTCAGGCGGGTGTATCCGGGGACGCAAATGTCGCCCTGTTCCATCCACAGCAGCAGGTTGGACTGGAAGAGGTCCGCCTGTTCCTGTGTGAGGGGAGTGTCCCGCCTCTTTCCGGCATGGACGCCTCCGCTGCCGGACCGCGATCCCGCATCACCGTACGGGCTTAACGCAGTGCCTGAGCGTCTGGCCCGTGTCGGCTGCACCAGCCAGGGGCGGTCCCTCGCCTGCGGGAGTCGTTTCTCTCTGTCGTTAGCTCTCATCATGACCTCCGTCCTGATCTCCGTCCGGCGTTTCCGCCGGCATTGTCGCCGGTGTCCGCTCCGGACTCCGGTCCGTTTTCCCCGAACCATCCGGTGTTTGCGCTGCTACGGTCGGTGTCGATCAGCAGCCGGACGGTCGCGAACACCGAGGCATCGAACACGTCAATCCTGGTGTTGTCGTTTAACTTCTCGTACTGCACCGCGTCATCCACTTTCTCCGTGGCCCTGACGTTCTGCACGCAGTACTCATAGGGCTCCGCGTGGAGGTAGTAGAGGCACCCGATCTTGGCCTTGTGCTCAATGTACCGGAAGCCTTCACTCTTGAGGATGTACAGCTGCGGCTGATCCTTTACCCGGAAGCCTGCTTTCCTCATGGCCGTGATGTACGGCCTGGCGAACTTCTTATCATGGCCGACCTGCCGGATCCGGAAGCCTTCCCGCTTCCACTTGAGGAACTGCTGCACCGGTTCGGTCGGGTCCATGCTTGGGGTGTTCGGCATGTCCAGCCAGCCGTCCTCCTGCCATCCGAAGAGTGGGATCTGATCCTGGTCGGCCTTCTCTGTGGCCGCCACGATCGGGAACCAGCAGTGCGGCACCAGCACCAGCACGTCTTCCGGCGGGGTCCATTCCTTTGTCGCAGCTTTCGCTGCCGGGATCTCTCCGGCAAGGCAGGCAGCCGTCAGGTCGTGGAGCTTGGAAAGGTCCGCGCCGCCGAACCATGCCGGCACCAGCTTCGTCAGTTCTTCCTGGCTCCAGTGGTAGTGCCGGTCTGACCGGCGGAACTCCTCCACGTCGAACCATGCCTTAAACGAACTTACGAACCGGTTCAGGGACCGGGTCAGGAATTCCTTCCGCAGCCGCGGCTGCGCGTTGGCCTGCTCCGCTGCGGCGATCATGTCCTCCGGCCGGATCGTGATGTTGTAGGCCGGGTTCGCCGCACGGTGGACCGCCGGGTTCATGAAGTCGATCGAGCCGTCCGGCTCCTCCGGCGCCTGCGCCAGGAAGACGTGCGTCCGGTCGGCATCCACGCCGGTGACGGTCCCGCGGAGGATCTTCTCCATGTAGTCGCGTTTTTGAGCTGCGAAGCCAAGACCGTCGTCGCCGGCGGTGAAGGTGCAGAGGATCAGCTTGTTGGTGAAGGCCTTCATGGAGTCGCGCAGGCGGGTGTAGGGGATGTCGTTCTTGTACAGCTCCAGCTCATCCAGGTGGATGAACTGGGCATTGAACGAGTCGAACAGCTCCGGCTTGAAGGCCAGCGTCTCCAGGTCGATGTATCCGTCCCAGATCTCGCCGGAGATCCGGTGCCCGAGGCTGCTGTCCAGCATCTGCAGGGGAACGTTCCGCGGGTTCCCGTCCGCCACCAGGCCGAGGCGCTTGAAGTTATAGATCAGCCAGTTGAAGCCCTCCATGCCCTGCTTCAGGGATCCGGCGACGGTCTTGGCCTTGGCGCCGGACTTCCGGTACCAGAGGGCGAGGGAAGTCTGCAGGCCCTCGCCGGCGGTGGTCTTGACCGTCTTGCGCGGGGCGAACCAATCAGACTCCGTGAAGCGCCGGATCTGCGACCTCTTGAGGTAGAAGCCACAGACGTTGTAGATGCAGAACAGGTGCCACGGCATCAGCTCCATTGGCTCGCCGCGCAGGGGCGTGCCGTCAATGCGCTCGCCCTGGCTGAAGCTGAAGAGCCCCGTGATGATCTGGATCACAAACTCCGGCAGCGCCGGCCGGAAGTCCCACTTGTTTGAATCCAGGTCATTCAGGAAACGCCGCGCGCCCAGCTGCTGCATCTCCTCCACATTGGGATCCTTTGCCGTCTTCACGGCGTAATCCATGACGGCGTGGAAGTGCGGAGCAGGGGAGAGGCCGAGACGGTCGATCATCCCATGTCCTCCGCCACGGCCGCCGCCAGGTCCGCATCCATCCCGTGGGAGATCTTCGCCGCGTTGTCCTGCCGATCCATCCTGTCGGATATAACGGCAGCCTCATCCGCTGCGGGGATCCCGACGAAGGGATCCTGGCGCGGATCCGCGCCGAAGGTCTGCTGATTAACGTCCCAGGCCGTCGCCCGACTGCCCGCGCTGTCGGGAGGAGCAACAAGCTCCGGACCCTGTTCGCCTTCGATGTAGAGCCCGAGCTCCGGACTTCCACCCGCCGCGAGGTCATAACCGGCCACGCGCTGTGCGATCTGGTCGAGCTTCGCGGTGATCAGATCCTTCTGTTCCGGGGCCTCGACGCCGCCGGTCAGCTTGGCCAGAGCCTTCACGGTGATCCCCAGCGCCTCGCGGTGCTGCAGAGCCTCAGACCGGAGTTTTTGGATGATAGCGAAGTGCGGATCCAGAAAGCTCGGAGCAGATCCGGCAGGGGACGCGGTCGCGCTCCAGGCTTTCTCCGCCCGGGTGATCTGGCGCTCGATCTTGGCCAGGGTTTTGATCTCCGGCTCGTGGATTTCGTGATAAACCCCGAGGGCCTTCATCTGCTCCCGGTAGATCTGTTCCTTTGTCACAGCTTCGGCCTCCCGTTCTTCCATCCGTAGCGCCGCCGGTTGTCCTGCAGCGCGTCGACCTGGTAGCCACTGAGAAGGCGCTCGCGCCGGCGTTCTTCCTGCAGAGGCTTCAGACTTTCAAGGAACGCCGACCGCCTGGGGCAGTCCGCCTTGCATTCGGGTGTCCGGTTCGGGCACTCGCGGTCGCATGGGTTCTTCATGTCATCCTCCGCCGGAAACGAAAAAACGCCGGAGCCCTCCGCTGCTGCGGTGATGGACTCCGGCGTCATGCGCTCCGGTCTCTGTCAGTATTCGTCATTTTGTACAATGCCCGGCCGGATCTACTTGCGTAGCCCGCGAGGTTCGCAGGCCTTCGGCCCGGCGGAGCATTTGCCTGGCTGTTGGCGCGTATCGTGCCCGCGATCATCTCCGCGGATCACGTCCGCGGCCCGCGCGCGTTATGCGCGGAAACCTTGGAGCCGGCGCCGCCCGGCCGTGGATTTTCCGCCCCGGATTTTTCGGCCGCGTGTGCGCGGTGG